TAGTAGTGCTAGAACAACTTATGACTTTTTACAAAGCAATGCCTTTGTTAGAGGTTTAATGGGGCCAGTAGGTAGTGGTAAGTCTTACGCTTGTGCTGCTGAAATTATGATGCGTGCTGTTAGGCAAAAACCATCACCCCATGACAATGTTCGTTACACAAGGTTTGTGATTGTGCGTAACTCATATCCTGAATTAAAAACAACAACAATTAAAACATGGCAAGAGTTATTTCCTGAAAATACTTTTGGGCCAATGTTATATACACCACCGATTACACATCACATTAGATTACCTAAACGTGGCGATGCATGTGGAATAGACTGTGAAGTTATATTCCTAGCACTCGATCAACCAAAGGATGTCAGAAAACTTTTATCACTTGAACTAACGGGGGCATGGGTTAATGAAGCTAGAGAACTTCCTAAGGCAGTTATTGATGGTCTTACTCATCGGGTGGGTCGCTATCCTACTAAGCGTGATGGTGGCCCTACATGGCATGGAGTCTGGATGGACACTAACCCAATGGATGACGACCACTGGTGGTACAGATTGTCAGAAAAAGATAAGTTGTCAGGAAAGTTTGCTTGGCAGTTTTTTAAACAACCAGGCGGTGTGGTCGAAGTCCAGCCTGAAGATTTACCAGACAATCCAGATGCAAACGATCACATCTTCTCAGGCGGAAGATGGTGGACACTTAATAGAAAAGCAGAGAATGTAAGTAACCTTCCTAGTGGTTATTATATGCAGATGCTAGGAGGTAAGAACTTAGACTGGATACGTTGTTATGCTGAAGGTAAATATACTTATGTACAAGAAGGTAGACCTGTGTGGCCTGAGTACAATGATCAGATGATGAGTGGTGAAGTAGAGTATGACCAACAACTACCCATTCATATTGGACTTGACTTTGGTTTAACACCTGCCGCAGCGATTGGGCAAAGATTAAATAATGGTCGATGGGTTATCTTGCATGAGATAGTGACAGAAGATATGGGACTAGAAAGATTTGGTACGCAGTTGTTAGCTGAACTTAATGCTAAGTATCCTAAAGCTCAAGTATTAATATGGGGCGATCCTGCGGGTATGCAGCGAGATGCAATCTATGAAGTAACGGCATTTGATTATTTAAGAACGCTAGGATTGCGAGCGCAACCTACTGCATCTAACAATTTTAAAGTTAGACGAGAAGGAGCGGCTGCTCCGATGCAAAGATTAATTAATGGTAAACCTGGTTTGATTGTTAATAAATCATGTAAAATGATAAGAAAGTCATTAGCAGGTGGCTATCACTTTAAACGTATTGCTGTCGGTGCAGGACATGAAAGGTTTAAAGATAGTCCGAATAAAAACGAACACTCACACATTGGTGATGCTTTTGGTTATTTAATGTTGGGTGGGGGCGAGCATAAACGAATGACTAAGAATAGTTTAGCGGCTAATACTATGATAGTGCAGACTATTGCGACAGCAGATTTTGACGTATTTAAGTAAGACAATTGAAGTAATAAAAAACATGCCAGAAGTAAAAGGTGCTTATTTTTTACCATTTCATGTTGATCATACTAAAAACTTTAAAGGTGCAGAGAATGACAGTGAATCGTTTTCGTTTGAAGATAGAGTCCGCCATATGGACATACAGTCTAAATGCGGCCCTAGTATTACTGCATTCGTTGGCAATACTCCTGTTGCTATCTTTGGGTGCGTTATCATGTGGCATGGTGTTGCTGAAGCGTGGTCTATATTTTCAGAGAAAGCTAGACGATATCCAATAGCTATGACTAAAAGTGCTATATCATTTTTTGATAACTGTGAGATATCATTTAGTTTACATCGTCTACAAATAACAGTAAACTCTAACGATAAGAGAGCTTTGTCTTGGGCAAAACATTTAAGTTTTGAATCAGAAGGTTTGATGAAAGAATGGAGCGCAGATAAAGATGATACATTTATTATGAGGAGAATTTAATATGGGTGGAATAGTAAACGCAGTTACAGGTAAAACACCAAAGCCGCCAAAAGTAACACAAACAACCGCACAAAGAGAAGCACAAGCAACTCAAGTAAGAAGTGTTGAGAACGCTGAAGAGTCATTAGCATTTCAAAGAGAGCAAACATCCGCTGCTACAAAAAAAGCAGAAGCAGAAAAAAGAGAATCTGGTGAGGCATATGCAGCAAAATCTAAAGCTTTAAGACGAGGCGGTAAAAGAACTTTGTTGTCAGATAAAAGATTAAACCCTGAAATGGGAATAGATGACGATGAATACAAAAAAACTTTAGGATAGCATAATGGCTTTAGATTATGGAATGGCTTTATCTCGTGGATTAGTTGCACCACAAAAACAACTTCAAGATGAAGTAAGGAAACTTGCTAGCGATCAATTTAAGTCTGAAGATTGGTGGAACAAACAATTAGATCGACAGATTAAAGAAGGTTATGTTGCGACAAGAGATGTGACAGATAAAATAACAACAACAACATATACGCCAAATGACAAATATCAAATAGCAAATAAAAATTATAATCCATTAAATTTAACTGATCCGACTTTAGCTCCTAGCAATCCTACAAATGTAGCCTCTTATAGAGCAGAATTGCGCAGAAGAGGGGGAGGTAGTAGTTTAGGAAGACAAGGGGTTTATGGTAGACAAGGACTAATGATGCAGCAAAGGGCTGCAAATGAAACAAAATACGTTTATGGCGATCAACCAGAATATTTTGAAAAAGATACAGTTACATACAATACTAGACAAGTAACAGGTAAAGGCCCTTTAACAGATGCAGAATTAAAAGGAATACAAAGTCAAGCTGAAGAAAAAACAAGGAAGACAAAAAGAAAAACTGCTGAATTAGAAAAAGGAAGTAGACAAAAAAGAGGAGCTACTGGATTAATGGGTAGATCTGAAATAAAGAAAGTAGGATTAGCAGCAGATTTACCAGACTTAGGCTTTGATGGTTTAGGTATTCAAAAAACTTATTTAGGATAAACAATGGACAAAATGGAAAAGAAACAAAAGAAGTATGAAGAAAGAGGTGTTGTTTTTGGTAAAGATGGGAAGCCAACTAAAGAATCAAGAGATAAAGCAAAAGAAGAAGATAATGAATTATTTTTAGATTTGCAAAATGATTATTTTACTACCAAGGGATCAATGGGTGATTTTAATTTAAGAAAAATGATTGGAGATGCATTTAAAAGTAATAAGGAGAAAGAATAATGGCTAAAGGTTTATACGCAAATATGAATGCAAGAAAGAAAAAAGGGATTAGTCGTCCTAAATCTAAATCTACTATATCAGACAAAGCATATAAAAATATGCTAGCTGGTTTTAAAAAGAAAAAGTAATGGTAGCAAAGAAATACCAAAATCCAAAGGGAGGGTTAAATGAAGCAGGTCGTAAACATTTTAAAAGAACTGAAGGTTCAAATCTTAAACGCCCCCAAGGGTCTGGGACTGATGGCAGGCGCGTGTCTTTTGCTGCTCGTTTTGGCGGTATGGATGGGCCACTAAAAGATAAGAACGGAAAACCAACAAGATTAAAACTTGCATTAAAGAAGTGGGGTTTTGGTAGTAAAGAAGCTGCAAGAAATTTTGCAAATAAAAATAAAAAGGCATAACTATGGCAATGATGAGATTAAATGCAAAGCAAGTATTAGCTAGGCATGATAAAGCACTAACTAAAAAAGAAGATTTTAGAAGTCTTTATGATGAAGCTTACGAGTTTGCATTACCACAAAGAAACTTGTATGACGGATACTATGATGGTGGCGTACAAGGTCAAAAGAAAATGAATCGTGTATTTGATTCAACTGCAATTAACTCTACACAAAGATTTGCCAATAGAATGCAATCAGGCATATTTCCTCCGCAAAGAAAGTGGTGTCGATTACAACCTGGGTCAGATATACCACAAGATAGAAAAGCAGAAGCACAAGCTGCGTTAGATGTTTATAACGATAAGCTATTTGACACATTAAAACAATCTAACTTTGATATTGCTATCGGTGAGTTCTTACTAGACTTATGTGTAGGCACAGCAGTTATGTTAGTGCAACCAGGAGACGATACAAATCCTATTAACTTTATTTCTGTTCCACAGTTTTTAGTTGCATTTGATGAAGGTGCTAATGGTCAGGTAGATAATGTATATAGACGAATGAAACTAAAAGCAGAATCTATACAAAGACAATGGCCTGATGCAGAAATACCAGCAGAGCTAAAAAATCTAATAGACCAAAAACCAACAGAGGAAGTTGAATTAGTTGAAGCAACTGTATTCGATCCTGAGCGTGGTGATTATTGTTACCATGTAATTGATAAAAGAAGTAAAACAGAATTAGTCTATAGAAGAATGGATCATACACCTTGGATTGTTTCTCGTTATGCAAAAGTTGCAGGAGAAACTTATGGCAGAGGCCCACTTATCACGGCTATGCCTGATATAAAAACACTGAATAAAACATTAGAGTTGGTATTAAAGAATGCCTCATTATCTATTAGTGGTGTGTATACAGCTGCTGATGATGGTGTACTAAATCCAAATACAGTGAGGATTATGCCAGGTGCTATTATTCCTGTTGCTAGAAATGGTGGCCCACAAGGGGAGTCTTTAAAACCATTACCAAGAGCAGGTGACTTTAATGTATCACAAATTATTATGGATGATTTAAGAACTAACATTAAGCGTACATTATTAGACGAATCACTGCCACCAGATAATATGTCAGCTCGATCAGCAACTGAAGTAGTAGAGCGTATGAAAGAATTATCACAAAACTTAGGTTCTGCATTTGGTCGTTTAATTAATGAAACAATGATTCCAGTAGTAAAACGTATGCTACAAGTAATGGATGAAAGAGGATTGATTACTTTACCATTAAAAGTAAATGGACTAGAAATAAAAGTATCCCCCGTTGCACCATTAGCAATGGCACAGAATATGGAAGAAGTGCAAAACATATTACAGTATGCACAGATTGCCCAAAACTCTGGGCCTGAAGGTGCTGTAAATATTAAAGTAGATGAGATGATGGAC